AGTGCTAAGACCAAACCAATCGGCTCACCGACTCCGATGAGATTCGAGGGAAGGTCAATCGTCTGAGCGAGAGACAGAAGCCCTGCACTTGACGCGAAACTGGCATTTGCTACTGCATTTGTTTTATCGGACATATACCCCCGTTCTCATCATTTCAGCCAATCTTCGGGCTCGCTTCCCTGTTTGCTTTGCCCACCTTGAGTTTAACATATGGTCGGCGGCCTCTGCCCATTTTTTTTCTCTGACGGCGGCGAGGGTATCGGTGAACTTCGCAAAGCCTCCTGCGCCCATCTGAAACACCATCGAGGTCAAAACATCTTGCCGAACCTCGTCCATCTCGCCCCAAACTGGACCAACCACCTTTTCGGCAGAGCCTTGGGATTTTGCGATATCGTGTCTTAGCTGGACAAAGATAGCTTGATCACAAAGGCCGTTTGCTTCTAAATTGAAGCCCACGCCGATGGTAAGCTTCCCCCGCGGACAGGTGTACATACGATTGTGGAACCCCTCATCTCGAATGAGCATCTTCATCAACGGCGTGTTCTCTAACGATTTCAAATCGGCCATTTTTCATCCCTGCGCTATAGCCTAAAAGGTTAAGAATTAAGAGCGTCACGGCAAGCGTAAACCCCCCGACTTGTATCAAGTGTGCTGGTCGATGGCTCTGAATCGCTTGTGTTGTGAGTGACGTTATCTGCGATATTAACGCGCTCTGGCGAGTCTCGATAGCGGCTAAATCCGAGCGAATCTCAGCAACGCTTTGAGCTTGTAGGGTCAGGCTCGTTGGCAAGGTGGAAAGAGCGGTCACATTCCGCGTTAGCTCTACAATGGCTTCGGTCTGAGTCCGAAGGTGCTCGACAACATCGCAAAGGTTTACCCGCTCTTCCTCGGTCATTTACGCCCCCTCTAAAACTGCGATTCTAGCCTCCAGTGATTCGACAGTTAAGCTAAGCTCCTTTACGGCTTTCACAAGCACCGGAATTAAACGGCTGTAATCCATCGCTAGTTTTGTGAGGTTGGGGTTTTCGCCTTGGATGCGTTCCTTCGTGTCATAGACCGCCTCGGGAATCACGTCAATTACTTCTTGAGCAATGAACCCAAGTTGCGGTGTGGCTGCATCGGCTTTATATTTGAACGAGCAAGGTTCTAGTTGCTTTATTTCATTTAAGCCATAAGGAAGTGGGGATACATCTTCTTTTAACCGAATATCCGAAGTTTGGGTTCCAACAATCGTCCCTCCCGTTGTTCCGATATTGGATTCAGAAGTTGATGTCCTCAAAACATCAGTATTGTCGTGCCATAAACTATTGAATTGCCCATCTTCGGCTTGAAGTCTTACCGCTCCACATGCATCGGTAATTCCTGAGTGCTTGTAAGCAAGGATCTGAGCCCATCGCGTATTCGAGCCGACTTTGCCTTGGGCAACCACATCCGCAAACTCTGTATCTGCAATGCTGTCACTTGCTACTTTTAAGCGATGAGATCCGCTCGGCTTAAAAAAGTATTCTTGGGTAATGGCAGGGAAGCCATCATCAGTATTTGTCCCGACGAGAAGATTGCCACCGGATGTCACGCGAGCCCGTTCTATTGCAGAAGTAAAAAGGGTGATTGCACTTGCATCTGACCCATAAAGGCTAAGGTTTCCTGTGCCCCTATGGACCAATTCGGAGTTAGCATTGGCACCGCCACCACGAATGAAGCGACATCCATAATCTGAGTAGGTGGTATCTCCGATAAGATCGACGTAAGCATTACCGGAGCCTGTTCGCCCTTCCCCGATGTTTATAGAGCAATCTTGCGTAGTCGTCGCCGCAGATCCGACGGTAATCCCCGCTGCGGCATTGGTTACGTTTAATGATCCAGTTGAAAGCGAAGTGTTTATCTGTCCGAGCGTTGCATACTGGTCCGATGCTGTGGCACTCCCTACGCCCGTGTGCTTAAACCCCGCCATAGGCTGATTGCCCGTTGCCGCCTTCGAGCCGTTTGCTTTCACACAATCGGTCAGAGCTGTGGCCACATCATTCATCTCGGCATCGTGCTCTGTCGCGGAGATAATGGGGTTGGCTTGCGCCGCTCTTTGAGTCCAGAGGGTGCTTCCGCTCAAAGTGCCGTTAGTTCGTGTGTAGTTTCCGCTGCCGTCAAAGCCCATTGTTATTCCTCTATGTTATTTTTTTGCGTTAAATATCGGGCTCCAGATGTCCCCGCTTTTGCTCCGATACGCGCTCCCAGTTCCATCCATTTATCAGTCAATTCGCCTGTTTTCTCGAGCTTTTGTATAACCGGAGCTAATTGCTGCATTTTTTCTAAAGCTGTAACTCCCTGTAGACCGTAGATTCGGAATATCTCGTTTTTAACCTGCTTATCTCTAAATTGTGGAGCAAGGTTAATTAGCGCATCCAAAGCCGCGAATGGTTGCCTAAACATATTTACAGCTCTTTGCGTTACGTTCTGAGGCAGCGGTTGATCCGTCATACGCATTAGGTCTTTCAATGCAGTTGTAACAGGGGCAGTTTGAGATCCGCCTTTTACCTGCGCCTCAACTCGGCCCAATCTTTCTTCCTTGGCTAACCGCGATAGAATCTTATCGGATTGTTCTTTTCCGGCGAGAAGTTCAAGTATCTGCCGCTGATTTGAGCTGCTATCAAAATATCTAATGACCTTAGAAGGAGGTTGTCGCGCTACATCTTTTTTTAGCATGGCAACATAACCTTTCTTCATAGCGTCTAGCATCTCAGGTTTGCCAATATTCTCGGCTCCTACAATAATTTCTTGGACCTGAGAGGGGTCAAGATCGGAGATAATTCTTCCAATGCGATTTACCTGCCTTGGGTCGTCCACAGCAAACTTCGTCATTTGCCGAAGAGCTCTTCGAGATGTCGCGCCCATGCCTCCAAATGCTTCCGGTATTGTTTTTGTTGCATAGGTATAATCAGCTTCTTTAATTTGCGGGAAAATCTTATTAAAGCCTTCATCAAGATTTCGTTCTAACTTATTAAGAGCTTCGACACTAATTCCTTTCCATGCGCCAATATCTTTTTGTGCATTCTCCGCATTTATCTTTTTTAACCGACCCAATACTCTCGTTTTTAATTCAGTCAGAGATATATTTTGTAACGTCGGGATTTCTTTTTCCCCCATATAAATATCTGACAGAAGTTTTCGCCATTTCTGCGGGCTTAATTCGCTTGTTAGGTTGTTGACCTCTTTTCTTAACCTGTTTTTAGCAACAATTTCCCACTGCGCTCGATCCACCTTACCAAACTCATCCATTAGGAGGTCGGCGTTTTCATAGCCACGTTGCCCGATGTTCTTTATGCGCTTTGTACGTTCTGCTGTAGAGATACCTGGCTCAAGTACGCTGTTTGCAACGTCATCCCCTAAATCGTCGGCAACGTCATCAAGAATATTTTGAATACGCTCCTCGCCTTTTCCGACTATTTTCCCAAGTTTTAATTCTTCTTTTGCAAGTTTTGTCCCGCTGACCGCTTCTCCCATCGTTACCTTTTTCCCTGATGTCAATTCAGGGGCAACCTCTAATGGGCTATACAATTCGCTACCTGCTTTATATTGCCGTTGTAGTGCAGTTTGACGAACGTCTTTAGTTGTCTGTAAAGCCTCTTGAGCAAGCTCTGTAGGTATTTTACCTTCTCCTCCAAGACCTTGTTCAAACGTAGATTGCAAACGTTCTGGTCTGGTTCGTCCTCGTCCTTCGAGTATTGCCACAAGATCACTCCCTTCCGGCATCCGAGCAATCCCCTGCACTGTTGGTGTATACCCCGCCATTTCCCCAAATGTTTCAACGGGCGACATCTCTTGTTGCGCTTGCGTCATTCTCTTCGCAAAATCCTCTCCTCGCCCCTGTTGTGCTATTTCTAGGGCAATGCGTTTTTCTGCATCTGTTAATGGCTCTGAGGCCATTTGGAGCACTTGTTGTGCCGTTCCTTTAGCTTTCCCGGCTTGTCCTCCGATAATACCACCAAGACCACCCGCCGTGGCCCCCATTGCTCCTGGTAATAAACGCTCTTCAATTGGACCTTCCGCAGATGCAATACCAGATATCCCACCTTTAAAAACCTGTGGAATAAAGTTCTGTGACCCCGCCGCTTTTATTGCCTCTGCCACTAATGGCATACCGTAACGCGCCGCAGTCTTAGCAACATATTTACCGGCTCCCATTGGACCAACTATTTCTAATCCAGTTGAGGAGATTGGATATTCTTGTTGGAATTGTTTATACAACCCCTTCATCTGCTGACCTGCTTCAGGATTAACGAACCCTACTATGTCGTCCAAAGTATTTAATGTCATCCCTTGAGCTGGTGCCATCAAAGCTGCTATAGCAAGATCGCCCCATGACATTTTAGCTTCAGACGGGACCGCTGATGTCCTTACTCCCTGATCGGCAAGGGATGGTACTGGCATAACAACCGGAGGTGGTCGGACCTGTTCTCCAGTCGATTCATCTAAATAAACTATTTGCCCCGTTTCTGGATCTTCGATTTCAATTGTCGCCATTCTTAAAATCTCCGTCTAACGATGTAGGATTTCCCGTTGTACTGGTAAGTTTCTGGGGCTGTTGTCCCTGTAGTTGGAACAGGAGGAACGATTGGAGTACGGACAGCGGGAGCAACGGGAGTACTCGCTTGCTTTGGTTTTGGCATTACTCCTTGGAGTTCTTGAAGCAAAGCAGTATTTAAGCTGTCAGCACTTGCTAAAAGATTCTCAAGATCCTCGGCGTTTTGGCTTTCAAATTGTGCGTAAAAATTCTCATATAAACTTTGTGGATCAACCTGCTGATTAGGCTTTGATGCAATTATAACCGCTTCGTTGATAGCTGCTCTTGCGGCTTTTGCTGCATCACTATTTACTTTTGCTGCAACTTTTGCGGTTTGTAATAAAGCATTTCTTGCCGATTCTCCTAAATCTTGTTTTTGACCTGTAACCCCCTCTTTAATAAGCCTTTTGTATTTTTCTAAGGTTGATTCAAGAGATTCTAACATGACTTTTTGTTCGCTCGGTTGAACCACACTTTTATCTAAGGCTCCTTTTACAAGCGTAGCGGCTTGAACCGTAGCTGCGTATGTTTTTTGTCCTAAAAGGTTTTTAATTTTTGTAAAGTTTGGAACACTTACTGCTCCTGCATCTAAAACTTCCTTAAAAGGAGCTTGAATATCTGTTTTAATTTCACGTTGAAACCTAACTTGTTCGCGATTTTTTTCATCCTCAGTTTGTTGCCTTTCTTGCCGTCTTAACTCTGCACTTTTCGGATATGGCTCATTTGTCCCCGGAGCTAAAAACGGCTGGCCTTGTTCTTCTTTTGGAGCTTGGAACCCTTCTCTAAAGCTATTTATTGCATCCTCTTCAGACATCGCGCCGCTTGGGATCCTCACATCATCAATAAATTTGCCTTCTGCCGTAGCTTGGCCTGCGCCGCGTAAAATACCTGCGTAATCCGGCTGAGTCGCTGAGGGAGCAGCAATTGGGCTTAATGGCTTACCACGTTCGGCAAAGGCACTTTGCACTTTTGCGGCACGTTCTTGTGGGTCGAGAATCCCCTGACTGAGGAAATAACTATCAGCTGCTTGCATTTCAGAGAATGAAGGGGGCTGCATTGCCTTAATTCGCGCTGCCTCAAGTTTGGTATTCCGGTCTTGTTCAGCCTTGACTGCAGCGGCCTCAGCATCCTGCATCTTCGTCCCCAATTCGAGGATCTGGCTTGCTTGGTTCGGATACTTGTTCATCAATCCAAACAATGCCGCCGATTTCGATTGTGGCGCTGGGGGAGGGACGATTCCATCTTCTAATGTTTTGCCAAGTAAACTTTCTGGGTATTCCCCTTTCTTTATTGGCTTTCCTGTATACGTGCCTTTTCCGCCTAAAATAGCCGCCAAGTCTTGCCCTAGACCTCGCTTCTCAGAGGCTTGTATTTGAGAACCAGCAATCTGACCTGCGCCACCAAGAAGCCCTGCAAGTAGGTTAAAACGGTTTGCCTTGCGGATATCCTCATCAAGAGCCCCTGCGCCTGGGACCATCTCTACCCGAGAGGCAAGTTGACCGACTCCTTGGAGGATAGAGCCCCAATCGAGGCCACTACTGGACGGTGCTGACGGGGCAGAAGAGCCACCGCCGCCAAACAAAGATGAGCCTACGTTGATGATAGTTGGAATCCAATCTGCAAATGCCATTGCTTAGCTCCTCATCCTGATTTGTGATTCTCTGCTGCCGCCGCGCTCTTCTTTTTCCATAATTTTGTTGGCTTCCTCAGGGCTTAACCCGAGTCCCGCAATACCCCTTGAAGCGTCGGGTTGACGAGTTAAGAAAGAGAACCGCTCGTTCCTAAGCAACGCCACACGATCTGCATATTGTTGAGCCTCTTCCCCTTGTCCTGCTCTTTGCATCGCCGCAATAGCCAATCGGTTTGCCCTGTCTAGGTCTCCCTGTCTTTCGGCTGACTTTATTTTTTCTTTTTCAAGTTTCGTCAAAAGTCTGTTGTTTTGGATATCTGCCAATATTCGCTTTTGCTCAAGGTTGTAGGTTTTCTGCCACTGCCTTTCAGCCGTTCCAATCTTGCGCTCTTCCTGAGCCGCACCAACGGCCTGTAGGACACGATTAAACTCGGCGGTAGTAGCACCCTCGGCGAATTGTCGCGCTTGCTGGCGGGCCTGTGCTGCCTCTAAGGCGCGTGATTCTGCAAGGGCTTGCTGTTCGCCTCGATATGCTTGTGAGTCTGGTGAGATACCTCTATCGGCAAGGTACTGTTCCCGCTGCTGTTGTTCTCGCGCTTGCCGCTCTGCTGCACCAACGGTAATGTCGGCTAGCTCTTGCTCGTATCGCTGTTGAAACATTTGAGCTAACTCTTGTTGCGTCGGGAGGCGATAGCCACCTGTAAGAGCTTGTTGAGTCTGCTCAGGAGTTGGAGTTTGTGTGTATGGAGCCGGAGCGGTAATAGGTTTTCGCGTTTGCTGCGGTGCCGTCGCAGCAGGAGGCGGCTGTAACGGTTCTGCCATTTTGCCCGATATTTGAGCCTGTGGAACGAGGTTGCCGGAGGTGTCTCGATATAGCCCAGGTGAGACTCTTGTGTACCCCGATGGAGCTTTAAACGTAGATTGAGCGGGTGCCGCTTGGGGTACAGTCGTTGTTGCCGGAGGGTTAAACGCTTCCTGTGCTTGTTGGTTAGGTTTCCCCATCCGGTTGCCTGGATAATTCGGGTCGCGCACGGGCTGTGTTGGGGTTCCTGGCATTGTTTTTTTAACGGCCATTTAGAGTAATCCTCCAGTCTCAAAAGTGATTGCTGCTGCGTAAAATTCGTAAGGGCCTGTGGTGCTTTGAAAGGCAAAACTTACACTGGCGCAACGTCCAAAGGCTGTAAGGGAATAAACATCTTCCCCCCGAATCTTAGGGGCACTCCAAAGAGCTTGATTCCAAAGTCCAGCATTCCAGTTGTAACCCGTCTCAGTGTTTTGAGTCGTATAAGTAAAAGGAGCTTCCTTAAAATCAACATCAGTCCCGATGGAAAACGTTTCGCCTGGTGCGCTTTTCACATGCGGGCGAATCATTGTGAACCGCTTGATTCGAGCCCTATCTTTGAAATAGTTATAGGCTAGATGGACCTCGCTTTTGATCGGCGCACCGTTATCGAGAGTCCCTGTTTCTGCTTTGAATACCCGCCCGTTTTTGCCTCCAAAATAGATATCATTTTGGAAAGAGGACCAAACTTTTGCTTGCATCCCAGTATATTGCGCCCATGCCCCTCGGTCGGGATTAAGAACAAATTGTTGCGCAATGTCGGGAACAGGAATGTTAAAATAAACAGCTTTACCTCCGCTGTGATACGCCGCACACCATCCATCAGCCCCGCCGTAATCTTGAGCTGCTGCGAGAAAAGCTTGGTTAATATTTGCCGTAATGCTGGCATAAGTGGAGTTATTGCCTCCTGCTAAAAGCGAGGAAAGGGGAGTAATTCCGGCTTTGTGAATGATTAGAAGATCCGAACCTAACCCTAGATATCCTCTTCGTCCAGCAACAGGTTCAGGAAGAAAGAACCGTCCAGCTAAAGCCCAGTTAGTTGCATCTTCTGGATTACTTCCAGAATAGAGAAGCACCTCGCCTTCACTTGATACGATGACAAAGTAATCGGTCAATCCAACGCCCGTATCTCTCGACCATGAAGCAACAAATTGAACAGTACCACCACGCTGTAATAAGTAACTGTAATCAATCCGATGCATCTGCCCTTGGAACGCTGCCGTGTTGCTGTTCCATACGTAACTGGTGTTTTTTTCAACAACAAAAAGGCGGCTTTTGTACTGGCACGCTTGTATTAAGTTTGACGGCGTAAGCGTATGCACCTGCCCGTTAAAACTTGGCTGACTCCACGTTGTGCCGTCATACATTTGAGGGGTATCGCTGCCGTTAAAGAACAGCACCCGATTACCGATTAAAACATGCTGCCACGTGCTGTTGGTGATAGTTGGGCCTAATGCGACTGAGCTTGAAGAGGTTACGTCGTAAAATTGAGTACCCGCACATGCAATAAGCTTTTGGCTTCCATTTGCTAATGGCAATTCAACAAGGGTATTTACATCGCTGGTATTAGCGGTAATGGCACAATGCTGCATAAACCCCTTACGAGTCCGCACAAACCCGTCATCTGGAAACGCATTGATCATTTTTACGGCATACTCTGGTCCCATCTGGTCAAGCGGGGCTCTAGTGTTCCACCCGCCCGTTGGTGCCGATATGGTTGCGGTGGTGCTTCTCATTTACGCTCCCATGGTGGTACATAGACTGGGGCTTCGTAAACTTTAGGTTGTTCTGTTTGCCACTTCTGAACATTCGGGTCGTTGTACAGAATATTCGCCGCTTCTTGGTAGGTTTCAGGAGTCCAGTTAATATTGACCGTTCCAGCGCGTTCTTTTACTAGATTATTCCGTAGCGCGATATCCATCATTTGCAGCTTTTTTTCTTGAGGAAGAGCTAAATATTCCTTCCCAAAGTTTTCCACATTGGTGGCAAACTCAAAGATATCTTGACTTTGTAAATCTTGGTTTTTACCGCTATTTACAAACTTATTGTTTACCCACTGGCCTTTGTCGTTATAACCAACAAAGTCTTTTGGCAAAGTCTTGTCTTGAGCTTTTAACGCTGCGTCTTTTGTATCCACCCATTCAGGTTTTAAGCCAGTAAACCCGTAATATTTTTCGAGGCGTTTCCATCGCTCTTTTTCGTAGTTTTTTGGTCTTGGTGGCCGAATAGTTCCAATTACCGCTCCCACAAGAGCCCCAATCCCGCCACCTATTGCTGTTCCTTTTGGTCCAAAAAAGCTTCCAATTGAAGCACCCGTTTGAGCTCCAGAAACCGCCGAGCGGGTTGCTCCCCCCCGTTCTACAATATCTCTCGATAAATTGTATCCGCCTAACGCTGTGCCGACTACTGGCGCGACATAGCCGCCCGCCGAACCTGCTGTTTGTGCACCCGCTTGCCCCGCTCCTTGAGTTCCAGCTTGCGTTGCGACTTGAGTTCCGCTTTGAGCAAGAGCCTCCCCTGCGCGTCTCTTTACCTCTCCAAGTACAATCTCACCGCCAATGTTTGCCGCTTCTTTCCCAATAATTTCAGCAGATGTAGGCGTATTCGTCTGAGTAATAACCTGCGGTGCCCCTGATGGACTAGTGGTTGCCTGTTCCCTCCTCTTTTGTTCGCGCCTAAACCACTCGGCGTAATCAACATACGGCATCGGTTACCCTTGAATAAACATGGCATGAGTACTGCCTGTCGATACTTTGCGAATGTTTGGCAAGCTACTTATTAAGACTGGAGAGTTTGCGCTTTGTGTTCCATCCCCAATGTAACCCATTGTCGAACCCCATCCCCAAAGTTCTCCATTAGTTTTTAAGGCGTGTCTCATTTCAGTATAAGCACCCACTTTACTAAAGGATGCCCAATTTGTTGCGGATCCTACTTGGAGAGGGGTTGTGCTTGAGGTTGTTCCCCCGAGCCCTAATGCGGCTGCGCTAATTGCGCCGATTGTGTTCCCCCAACTCCACAGCGTTCCATCCGTTTTAATCGCATGACTAATATGGGTACTACATGCAACCTTTGCCCAATTATTTGCCGTCCCAATTTGGGTTGGGCTGTAAAAAACTCCCCCTGGGCTGCCTGTTGTAATCTGTCCTGCCGAAGCGTCTCCCCATCCCCATAACGTACCATCAGCTTTTATGCCAAGAGCGTGACCTCCGTAAGAGCCCCCATTCGTTGCAGCTACGCTTAACCATGTTCCCGGTATTTGAATTGGGGTCGCAGAACTTGTTTGATTGCCTTGGCCAAGCCATCCATAGGAGTTTCCGCCCCATCCCCATAAGGTGTCATCTGTTTTTAATGCCAATGTAAAAAAGTTAGTACAAAATACCTCTTTCCAATTTGTATCGGTTCCAACCTGCAAAGGGATTAAACTTTGGGCACCGCCTGGAATCATAAAAACGTTATTGTTTTCTCCTCCCCATATCCACATAGTGCCATTGCTTTTTATTCCTGCTGAGTAATAAAGCCCCGAACTAACTTTTGCCCAATCTGTAGCTGTTCCAGCTTGTGTTGGCTGCGATCTTTGAGTCGTGGTGCCATCGCCAAGTTGACCGTAATAATTGCTACCCCAACCCCAAAGCGTACCATCACTTTTTATTGCAAGAGTGCTGTGCAAATTAGGATACCCTTCGCACTCAATATCAATCCAATTACTTCCACTAATTGTATTTGTTGGGTAAAGAAAATCTGTGCTACCAGCTAATTGGTTTACACTATTGCTTCCAAACCCAAACAAAACACCAGGATAAACTGGCACAGTAGGCACAACCGGAGTTACAGGGGTACTACTTACACCACCGATAAACCCAACGTCTCGGCATCCGGTATCAAGAAACCCACAGTTATAGCGGAATATATTACTAGTCCTACCGCCGTTGCGTTCGGCTAGATCGTTCCTTAACCCGATGTTAAACTCGGCTTCTAAATCCTGATACTCAAGCCCCTTCATCCGGTAGAATCGGGCTAAAATTCCCTTCATCAGGATTGAGGGTTCAATTAAAGGCTCGTCCGTATCAGCGATAAAACGCTCATAAAGGACGTTCGCCTTCCGTGTCCACGTAATCGTCCCATCGGCTCCATTGTTGGCGATTGTAGGGGCAGAAGTGCCCGCTGTGCCGCTTGTATTTGCAGTCCAATACTCACCATCGGAGAACACCCACATGCCCGCTGTAACGCTCATAGAGGCCGCCCATTCTCGGGGCTTTATCCATGTCTTCGAGCGGTAAAAGAGGCTGATTGTTTCATTACCCACCGGAGTAGGGTGCATCGCAACGGCTCTTGCGCCTTTGCTGTTTTGCGATACGCGAAATGCAAACTTAATTCCGGCGTTACCCGTTTGTGTAAGTGCCTGCCATTCCCGAGGCGTTATTGGGCCTCGTATCGGAGTCATGTCGCCCGTGTACCATGCGGTCGAATCGAGTAGTTCAGCGCAATCAGCGGGAAGCGTCTGGTTAGTTCCAGCAACAAGGGAGAGGGAAGAGAGCTTAGTAAGCTGTGGCCAATCGAACATCCGAACGGCTTCAATGCCTCGTTCGTTGGCAATCGCTAGCAACTGTCTAGTTGTCGCGTCCGTATTGTTGATTATGGATGTCGGGCGAGGAAAGCCACCAAAATCACAAGCATCTTGGAGAACAGATAGAAGAGTCGCCACGTTTCAAAATCCTGTAAGACTTCAAAACGGAGAGGCTCTAAGTAGGGCCGCCGTCGGTAACGCTCTTTACGGGTACAAAAGGGGGGTCGAGCGGTGTCCCCCCTTTATCTTATGTTAATTGCAGCTATTTTGCCACAACTACTTTTTGCCTTTTACAAGCTCTTTCAACATATCTTGTAACTCTGCATTTTGCTTCTGCATCGCCGCCATCTGCTCTTTTAGGGCTTCGACTTCAGCATTCGGAGTAGGACGAGCGTTTAAGTAATCCTGAGAACGTCGCCGCATGTTCATTGCTCCGATTCCAATAGCGGAAAGAGCGTGGTCGCCTATTTTTGACAACTGTTCAACCGAAAAAACATGGGCTCTTGTGCACATATCTTTTTGCACTTCGGTAAACCCAAGAACATCAAGAGGGGTGCCCAAGTCTTGACCTTCGTCAAGTTTCCATCGTCGGTAGATTTCGGAGAATCTTTTAATGTCATCTGAGGTTGCAATCCTCACGATGGTATCGCCACCTGGTACTTTAATCTCGATATATTCAATCTGCACTTCAGGGTCGTACACGTCGCGGCCTTCTATACGGCTCTCCTCGCTCTTGAATTTTGGCCCCGTATAAAACCTCACCCGCAGTGCGGAGTCGTCACCGTGGCGCATCCTCTGGCCTGGAAGGGGCATTCTATCTTCTTGTATCTGCGGAAACATAAATCCTCATTGGTTAATAGGGGAGAGCCGCCCCTCCCCGTTAGTTATGCCTTAGTTGCTCGCCTGATAAACAAGCTCGCCAGGGCAGAAAATACGGATGTTAGCATCCGCCGCAGACACCGCCGCTGAATCACTGTGGAACGCATTAAGCGTCTTACCTGTGATAGCCGCATCGTCCAGTTTCCCGTCAGTAGTGCTAAGGGATATCTGAGCGTTAGCCGCAATCGCCGCCGCTGAAGTAGCGTTGAGCAGTCCACCAGTTCCAACCCATGCGTAATTACCGTTTGGGATGTTATCAAACTGAGGAATACAAACAGCCCCTGCGCTTGCATCATCACCCGCAGCTTTTAACTCAAGTTCACCGCTTGTGCTATTTACTCTCAAGAAATACGCCAACCGAAGCGTGGCAGCACTTCCAAGAGCATTTTTCACAAGGCGGTAAATTTTGCTATCTTTACCAATAACAACGTGACCAGTGTTAAATCCCACTGGAAGCGTTGGCGCGTTCCATTCCAATTCAACCCCACCAAGGGGCTCATATATTCCAATACCCATTTTATAAGCCTCCTAGCATTAAGGTTTAGCATGTCCCTGAAGGAACAAGTTGCGAGCAGTCATATTACCAGCCCACGCAAGGTAACGGACAGTTGCATCTTGGTTGAACGAGTCACGAGCTTTCAAAGGCACGAAGTTACGCTTCGATGCAGTTTTGAAGAACAAGTGGTTCATGTTTAGGAAGTGAGTTGTGGTTGCATTCGCAATACCCTGATACCCACCGCCGTTAACAACTGGAACGCCCATGAACTCAAGGCCAGTGCCAATCGTATCAACGGTGCCTTCACCCACTTTCATGATGCGCTGGATGGTCTGCAAGGACTCTCTATAAAGTCTAAAATGCGTTCCACCTGCGTATATAAGGGTAGGTTTTTCAGCGTTACGGGTTAGTCCGTCGAAACAGATTCCGTAAAACTGCTGAATATTGGCATTGGTGAGGGAAGCAAACCCAAGATCGGAAGCATCAAATATCTGATTCCGCGCCCAAGTATAGGTTCCTCGATCAATTCCACCAACCGAACCAGAAGTGTTTGCAGAAGGGTTAAGGAGTCCCAAACCACCAATCTGCTTTCCACCGTCGGCTGTCCCATCGGATTCAACGTCCGTTGCCATCGAGTTCATCATGGTGTACTCAGCGGCTTCGATTCTCTTTTCAAGGAGGTCGAATACCTGCTCAGGTCCAGTATTCTGAACGTCGCTTTCAAGTCCGTTAATTACAACGGCAACCGCTACCTGCTTCCAGTTAAACCGAAAAGCCGTGAACTGTTCGGTCTGAGAAGTGTTAAGAACCTCAGAACCAGCATAACGCTGATAAGAGGGGTTTTCTGCAAACAGCTGCTCTTCGAGGATGGATTCTCCACCCGCAACTAGCTTCTGGTTGTCTTTCATAAAACGAAGCAAAGGGATGTTTTTCGATATCCCATCTGCCATCTTTTTCGATCTCTTGTACATCGTTACGGTGAGCATTTCACCGATAGATGCGTTAGGCGTTGCCATTATTTATCCCTTAAAAATATCCAGTTTCTTTTGCCGCCTGCATTAAGGCTTCGCGGATATTGGCAGGTTCCTTTGTCCTAGTAGGCGCACCGCTAATGCCACTAACTCCGCTAGCTGCTCGCCTTACGGATTGCGGTACCGGCTGTGGCCTCCTTAATGAAGCAAAAGAAGGGTGGCGCAGTGCAGCTCCGTAGGCCGTTTCCAGTTGTTCTTCAAACGAGAGGTAGGGATAGCTTTGCTGAATCTCTGGAATAATCTGGGCCATTGCTTGCCGGACCTCGGCAAAATGCGGCTTTGCAGCCCCCCAGTTATTAACGTAATCAGTTAGTTGCCCTAACTCAATTTGCCTCTGCTGTTCTGCGATACCTTGTCTTTGCGCTTCAATTTGACTCTGCTGGTCCCTTAACTGCCATCGCGCTTGCCTTACTTCAGGCGGTTCGTTCAGCTCTGGGTCGCTTGCAAGGTCGTGCAGGGAGATACGATTCATATCGGCAAAACGCTTAATAAACCCCGAAGGGTCTTTCATCATCTCACCCCGTTCAGCCAAAAGACGTTCAACGATTTGGCCTCTGGATACGTTATGCTTCTGTAACTCTGCGTCATACGGTTTAAGAGCCTTATCGACTTCCTCAAAGGTCTTTCGCATGTTTGCAAACTGCCCTCCGATCTTGCTGATGTATGAGTGCATTTGGGCTTCGCGCTGATTGATGTACTTTCGCACATCTTTCGGAACGCTTGCCCAACGCTGGCGCATCTCAGCAACCCACTGTTCAGGCTCAGGGATGTCCTCTTCCGTTTCACCTAAGACTGGCTCCTCTTCAGGAGTTTCTTCGGCTTCTTCTTCAAAGGTGGCTTCCTCGTCGTCGCCTGCTTCATCGGTCTGTGGTAAATCTTGTTCTTCGGCCTCCTCAACTTCTGAGCCTTCGTTAAGCTCGTTGAGATCCTCAGCCGCTTCCATTAAATCATTTCGCACGTCGCTCATCGGCGTAATCCTTCGGTTATATCGTTAGGGTCTACTTCTTCGCAGTCTCTTAACTCTTGAGGGACGTTTGCATTAATGTAATCTTTGTCACCTCTCATCGCTGCGGCATACCACGCCTTTACTTGTTCGATATCCTCCCGTAGTCCTTCAATTTGTTTATTTTGATGCATCCCAACCGATGCCCATGTTCGATCATCATCGATCTCAACATATCCTCTTTCTTTAGTTACACGACGAAACGCACTCTTACTGTCGAACGTTTCCCCAGTTGCAGGGTGAAAGGTTGCTTTTATCGTGTCTTGGTGCACAGCGTGAACAGGGTAGGGGATTCGTTCATCTCCACATGAAACAAGTTTCCCAACTGCGGGGTCATATCGCCACTTGCCTCTTATTCCTTCGCTCATCGTATCAATCCATTGCCATTAAATACTCAAGGAGAAAGTCTAAATCGCGCAACTCTTCTTCCTCTTTTCTAGCTTTTTCAGCCGCTCTAAGTTCTTCCTCCGCCCGCTGTCTTGCTAAGACTTGTTCGAGTTCAAATAGGCGTCGTTCTGCATCCCTCCGCGCTTGTGCTTTCCCTTCTTCAATCAACGATAATAATCGTGATTGAATATCAAGGAATTTCGCTTCGGCATCAAGAATCTTATAATTTGATTCTAACAGAGAAAGTTGGTTGTCAATAGATATCTTTGCAGCGGCAAAAGTCCCGTTTGTCAAGGCTTTACTGCTTTGCTCTATTGTTTCCGCTATTTTCTGAGTAGCTTCCCTTATTTTCCGTTGCGCTCGCTTTACGCGCTTTTTTGGCTTTTTTTCTGCAATTATCCAGATTTCTTGATAAATCTTTGTAGGCGCTAAATCGCTTGCGGTAAGAGTGCAGTCTCCAAGCGTTTTTATTACCGTCCCAGTCACCGAGGTGAGTAGGGTGCCCGTGGCAATTAAGCTAGCAGGTTGCAAAGTGGCGGTAATGGTCCCTGTAATCCCCGCACTTGCGATAGTGCCACTGCTCGATAGTGTGGCATTATTAAGCGTTTTTTCGACAGTACCAGTGATGGGCGCACCAGTAACATTGCCGACACTGGATAATGTGGCGGCCCCGAGCGTTTTTGTAACAGTTGCGGTTATAGGCGTGGCAGGAGCTACTAGGGGCAATAACCCCACTTCACTAGCTGCCCCGTCATATAGTAAACGCCGCGACACTTTTTAATTTTCCTGTAAAATTAATGATCCCGTTATTGATGTAGTGGTGGTTTGAGAAATATTGGCAAAGAATAAACACGCATCGTCTTCAATCTTAGCAACCCCGCCTGCGCTTTGACCGGAAATAAATCCCGCTGAACTAAGAACGTTGTTGGCTTGGTCGTTGCATAACACATACAGCGGCTTAAACAATGTGACTCCAAAATTCCCCGCTGTTCCCGTCGTCCCTGCAACTGTCACAGATTGAACGCTTTGAACGCCTGAATCTCCCGATTGCAGAGGTAACAACAAAAGCCTATTGGCTTCTCTAAACCCAGTTCCCCCAAACACGACTACTGGCGTGACTCTCGAACCGACCCCACTTTGATTAGTGTAAGTCGCCGTAATAGTCGTGGCCGTGGTCCCTATTTGGGTATAAATCGTGATACCGAGCATCACACCATTGCCCGATGTATAACGGGTTAGTGCTGCGGTTGGAAGATTGGTTGTTTGAGCGGTCGTTACAACTCCACTTAATCCCCCTTGATGCGATAACCGATCACAAACGATATAATTACCCTGAGTATTGCTCGAAAAATGTCCCCCTAAAATGCTTAATTGCTTTCCCGACGCAGCGTTGATTTGCCCAATAGCTCCCACGGTTGCTCTTGTAGGCGCAACCGCAGTAGTAGGAGCCGTACCTGGGATAGCTTGGGATACCCAAAAATCACTCAACCGTCCCGCAATAGCGGTTATTAGCCCTCCCGAACTATAAGTTACAATTTCACGAGGACTAGTTAGGGCGGTTTTATAATCGGCCAAGGTTGCAATCGCCATCTTACTTCTCCACGATGGAGAACCCGCTTAAAATCTCGGGCGCAGTTGTGCCACCAGGCACCCATAACAACGATAGGCAAGTCCCATCATCTATTTTTGGAATGGATGGTAATCCGGTGATATAATCGCGCCAACCAGCGGCCCCAGCTACCCCAACCCCGATATAAGCAAGGATTCGGCCCATAACTATCCCGAAATTTCCGGCTGTAGCAGTGGAAGCTGTCAATGTAACGCTTTGAATACTTTGAATCCCAGAATCATTCGCAGCTAAAGGAAGAAAGATTGCTCTTGTCGCTTCTCTGAAGTTTGTACCTCCAAAGGCTACTCCCGTCGAAGTGTTTCCTGAGTTCCCGTCTTGGTCGGTGTAACTCATAGTGAGGGTGGTCGCAGTAGTTCCAATCTGGGTGTAAATTTCTGCAAACGCAAAGTTACCTTTTCCGCCAGTGTTGCGGGTAATCGTGCCCCCGACTGTTTGAGCTGTGGTAACGGTTCCGCTTAATCCTCCAATATGCAAAAGTCGGTCATAGAGGATTAAAGTACCCGGCACAAGCGCAGTCGCCCATGCTTGCGTCATCCAACTTTCGCGCCCATTTCCAGCACTTGTAAAAGGCAATGCCCCCGTAGTTGCATTAGTTGGAGCTGCTACTGTCGTTGGTGCCGCCCCAGCCGAGGGCTGCCCATCGTACTGCCATAAGCTAGCTAGCCTACCTGTAATTAGTGAGGGTGCTGCTGCACCAGCAATACGAGGCTGTTTATGATAAAATACGTTTTGAGGAGTCCCGTTATTGCCGCCTGTTGAACGGTTGATCAAATCGGAAATATCCGTAAGAGCTGTCATAATTCACCGCTCCAATCTATCCCACGTTCTAGTGCGTCGGCCTTTGCCGCAACGATTAAGGTCGCTAGGTTGTCAAGGTTTAGGCCGCTCTCATAAATTAGTTGGCCAACTTGGGGCTGGATTTCAAATACTCCTCGGTCAATCACAATACGCCAATCACCCGTTGCCGCAATATATGTAGCTCGACCTGGTTCGATGATTATATCCATTAGGCGTTACCATCGGTTAGGGTAAAAGTTGTAATTTCAAACGAACCACCCGAAGTAAATGAAACTGAGCTAACTTCCATATCCCCACCGCCGCCCGTAGCTGTCACGGTGCCCTGTAGGTGGCAAGTCGTAGCCCCAGAGTCAAATAACCTAAAATGTGCGGCTGTGCCGGTGGCATCTGCACTGGTATCGCTCCATGTGCCACTTTTAGCTTTAGTGCCACCTGATGCCGCTGCCATATAGTCACTTGGGCAGTTAATGGTAGCTAAAACGGTTCCAGTATTTGCTGCCGCGCAATTAGCAGGGGCACTTCCGCTTCGAATTTGCAAAACAGCACTAGTCCCTATGGTTGTTTCAATCGCGTCTAAACGCGCATTTCTGACCGACTCGCTTAACTGTATTGCCATTATTCCCTCTTAGAAAGTCCACGAATCCCCACAAAAGCGTCTTTTATCTCAGGCGCTACGTCATCTGATTCGTCAATAATTATCATCTTATTGCCAAACTCGTCGGTCGTTATTCGGCCTTTCCGAGTTCGCTGCCTTGGCATCATGTTAAACTCTGCGGCTTTTTCAACGCTCATTTTAAGCATCTCGCGCCCGTGTTTTAGCTCTTCAATCTTACGTTCGCGTTCATCTTCGAGATATATCTTCTCACGCTCAAGAGCTTGTTTTTCTCGCTCTAAAGTAACTTTGAGCGCAAGTTCGGCCTCATCCTTCATCTTCTGCTGCTGCTGTTTCATCATTTCAGCTTGCAGTTTTTGAGCTTCGACTTGTGCTGCTACCTCGTTCTCGGCGGAAGCCTGTTGTTGGCCCTGTTGAGTGGCCTGCTCTTGTTGCATCCGCTGTTGCTCTTCAATGGCGCGTTGCTCCTGTCGAGCCTTTTCCATTTCGCCTTCTACTTCGGTGAGAGCTTTTTCAAGTTTCCCCCTTACCTCACGGCCCGCCTCAAACTGGCTTGTCGTGTACAGGGTTATCTCGTTAATGACTGGCATCAACTGAGGGATTGCTTGAGCGTGTGGAAGCAATACGTTGAATAAATTACCTAGTGCGTTAGTTAGGTCAATTGCGGATTGTTTTGCGGCTTCTTGGTCAGCGAAAGTAGTCGAATCTGTCTCAATATCAATGCGATAATCGCTCTGAGTATCATTGCGAAGTAGGTCAATTACACCGCCTAAATACTCTTCTATTTCAGGGTCATTAGTAACGCCTGCCATCTTAATCATGGTCTGAGGCTGGAAGTGGTTCTTTACGATTTGCGCCATCAGTGCGACAACATCGCGGCAGAACTTAGCAACCTTTCTTTGCCTTTCACTAATTCGACTCATCGCGTACTGAGTCTTGATTTGTTGCGCCCCTAAAGTCTCAGAAGCGCGAGAAGTACCACGCACAATGTCAGAGATACCAGTGATATCGTATATCTGCTGCTTTTCTTGCTCCATCGCTTCATGCAGTACGCGCAAAATCGCTGCATGGTCGGCCATCGAGAGTACTTCCAGTGCGCTTTTTACGCCGCCCTGTTGTAGGTACATCTGGAAGTTAGAAAGCTGAATATGAGTGCCGTTTGGCTTCTTTAAGATGTTGTCTAGTTCTGGGTTCTCGCTTCCCGAGATAGAAACAACCTTAATATATCTCGCAATATCTTGGGCTTTCTGGCAGAGCTGATTTAAGGTCTCTTGCTGGTCTTGGTAGAAACAGATATCGGGTCTTGGGATAAGTCCCGTGGTCAAAGTAGCAAAAAGAGGCTCAGGGCAGGGGAAAAACTCATCAAAGGTAAGATACGGCTCGTCCTCTTTTAGGATTTCATTATGCCCTTCAGCTAGCCAATAGACCTTATTAGAGTCTTTGCACCAAACCTCGTACACGCAGATACGGTTCTTGTTTATTTCCTTCTCGCCTTCTTCCTGCGACGCTTCCTGCGAGTTGCGATAAGTAATGTAAGCATCTTCGCCGAATTTCTCCTTAAACTCTTTCTTAGTTATATGGGTTTTTCGGGCTACTTTGCGAACTTCGGCCCATGTTCTTGCTGGTTCAAACAGCAGATCCGACCAATGGATGTAATCAACTACGCATTTCTCATCTAAGAGCGTTTCAACGGGCTCCCCGTCAACGTAGTACCCTTCATCGTCTTGTTTAACGAGACTAGGGTCTACAGGTTGGCCCATCTCATCAACGTACTGCTCAGGGGCTTCTGGTGCTTCTGGATAGCCTTCAGGAGCTTCACCCATTTCGGGAGCTTCTTGGGCTTCCATCTCGCCGCCCATCTCCATGCCCATCTCAGGCATAGGAGGCATCCCTTCCATCGGGGGCATACCAGGCATTTGGCCCATCATAGGGGCAGGTGCTACCTCTTGGACTCGAATCTTAGGAGTTTGTACGCCTATTTTTGGCTCGTAACGTACCCATAGGGCACCTTGGCCTACAACGAGGTAATCATCAACGGCGCGTGACACGGCAGCATCGAACCCCGACACTTCCACTTGGAACCGTGTGCAACGCTCTAGGATCTGGCTTCCTAAACGCGCTGTAACGTCCCGAGTAGGGTACCGCCTGAATATCTCTGGTTTGGGAGGTTGCGCGTAAAGAGCGGGTTTGAGGGTATTAACAATCGACCAGAATACGTTCAATTGTGCAGGTCTTTCGCAGTATTGACTGAAATCTTCACCGGCATACAGCTGCTCACTGCGCCTTGCCATCTCGTAGTAACGGTCACGCGCCTTTTTCCACCGTCTAATCTCGGTGTGCAGGGGATGCTCTTTGTCTTTGTCGTCGCTTTCGTACTCAGCCATCCCGCTTTAACCCCTACATAGAGAATCTCTCACTAAACCACATGCGATAAGGGTATCTGATATTGCCTTAAATTGAAAAGAGCTTAAATCCGCCACCGATTGCTCACATCGTCCACCGCTTCCACCAAGTCCGAATAGGTCATCGCGTTCGGGTCTCGGCGCTTCTTCTTGTCAAACCGTGGAATAACTGGCCATTGCATTGCTATGTAGCGGACAACATCAGCGCAATTATGGACAATAATTCCGCCTAAAATGGAGAAGTTTTCAACGTCGGGGACGTGCAAACAGTAAACGTCAGCTTGCCCTACTTGGTTTACGCTGAGGCATACCACGTCGCTTGTCTGAACTAACTTTAGCGGCGCACTCTTTTGAGCAGGTGATTTTTCGCGCGTATCTGTTGCAGATAAAGGTTGTCCCACACTCTGAACATTCCCTTGATTCGTCGTCAAATCCCTGTAGTCGTCGCCATTTGCTCTTACAGTTATTGTGGCAAAATTCGGCTTTTTGATGCCCAAGGAAAGATTTGCTGCAATGTTTGCATATTTTTTTATGGTCTTTTGCATTCTGCTTAGCGTAGCAGTGATTCCAATAGTGCTCCCTGTGCCACGCACGACCTTCTTCAGATTTATGCCATTCTGTGGCCTTATCTCTTGCATGTGTTGCAAGGTACTCTCTACTTTTTGCTTTGCGCTCTTCTTCTCGCATGTGTAACGACATGTGAGCTGCTCTTTCAAGCAGTTCGAGGTTGTCCAACCTGTTATTTGACTTATCCTTGTCCTTATGGTGGACATGCCACCCCTTTGGAATAGGCCCATGAACAGATTCCCAAACCGCCCTATGGAGTCGTAGCCCATCTCTTTGAAAGTAATGCCCGCAAAGATAGAACTTAATTCCGTTGAACTCTTGGGTTGTGTTGTTGATGATTGTTGGTTCCATATGCCAACATGGTAGCATATCTCACCCGTAAAATCACTAGCATTTATCCACTTTGCATCTTTATTTAAGAAGCCATGGTCTGGTGTGCATCGAACTTTTTGTCCATTGCTGAAAATCAATTCAACAATCGGCACATTCTTTTGCTTTAACCCGCAATTTATGTAGTCGCGAACCCCTTGAGCTGTAAAGACCTGTCCAGCTTTTGGCATTTCATCAATACGCATCGGCCCATTTGCCGTGTCAACCAAAGTATCGCCCGTAAAGCAGTGGTCAGCTCCTTGCGTATCCACGTCCTCTGGCCTTCTATCATCGTGCTGAAGCATCGG